GCAAGACGATGGAGGAGATCAAGGACGCTTCCAAGCTGCTCATGCAGCAGGCGCTCCACAACAAGCCGGACGGCATCGTCGCGCTGGTGTCCAGCTACTCCGCTGGCCCGCCGGTCACCGTCGTGGTCAACAGCCCCTACGGGCTGGCCAACGCCGGGCAGGGCTCGCTGCTCATCTCGGTGGGCGACACCATCGCCATCCTGAACCCCACGGGCCCGGCAGTGCGCGGGCGGGCGCAGGTCACCGCGATCAGCGTCTCCGGCGACAACTCGACCCTGACCCTGTCGGCCGCGATCTCCGGCACCGCCGGGTCGGACTGGGTGGTCAAAGCAACCGCCAGCGACACGTCGTACAACAGCGCCATGAACGGGCTGATTAACATCACCAACCGTGGCGGCTCCTACGGGACGCTGCACGGCGTGGCGGCCTCGACCTACCCGATCTGGAACACGGTGCGCCTGACTGCCGGCACCGACACTCCGGACGCGAACCAGCCGACCGAGTCGGACATCTGGGATCTCATCCAGCGGATCAACGGGCTCTCCGGCAAGGACGCCATGACCCGCCCGCAGGAGTTCCTGCTCATGTCCACCCCGGGCGTGACCAAGAAGCTCATGGAGTCGATGGTGGCGCAGCGCCGGTTTACGGCGGGCGAGTTCTCGCGCACCATCAAGGGCGGCTACCGCGCCGTCGAAATCTGCGGGATCAACATGGTGCAGGACTACTACGTCCCCGCCGGCACCATCTACCTCCTGCACATCCCCTCGCTCTCATGGGTGGATGCAAAGGACTGGGGCTTCGTCGAGTTCGAGGGCGCCGGGCCGTGGCGCTGGCTGCAGGGCCGCGATGCGTTCGAGACGACCTATGGCTGGTACGGCAACCTTAGTTGCCTCGCCAGGAACGCGCACGGGATTATCGTCGGATACACCGATACTGCCCGTTACTCACACGTCATTTGAGGATAGGCTTCCGGTGGAGTGTGATCTTGTTATCTTACAGGCTCACACTCCACCGGAGAGTCTATGCTTTGCAAGCACTGTGAGCAGGAAAAAGAGGCAACCGAGTTTTATCCGCAGTCGAAGTCGAAGTGCAAGTTGTGTACAAACGCGTCCAACACGGCGCGGTACTATGCGAAGTATCGGCAAAAGCTGCTTGCTGCACGGCGTGAGAAGGAGCAGCAGAACAAGGCGATACGCATAGAACACACCGATGAGCAGCGTGCGTACATGGCTGGCATCGTTGACGGAGAAGGATCCATTCAGATACGGTGCCATGGCACAAAAGGCGGCAAGACAGGACACATAGGGCAGTACACGTTGATCGTGCAGGTGGTCAACACGTCAAAGCCGTTGATTGACTGGCTGGTGGAAAATTGGGGTGGGGCTACCGCTTACACTCCTGAAAAGTCGGAGCTTAACCGCAAGGCGAAGTGGTCGTGGTCGGTAACGGCAAACAACGCGTTGCGTGTGCTGGACGAGGTGTACGAGTTTTTGGTAATCAAGCGGACGCAGTGCAAGCTGGGCCGCAGGTTCCAGAGGTACGCGCAGCGGACGGGACGAGAGCGGACGGAAAGAATTACGCGCCTGCACCATCGTTTCTTCTCTGAGATGCGTATCCTCAACAAACGTGGTGTCAACTAACAGGAGTCACCCATGAGCGTAGGAAACGCTTTCATGCCTCGGCCCGGCCGGTTCGGGACGCAGCCGGTGCCGCTGACCAGCGGGCGCATTAACACCGGCACGCTGGCCGCTGGCACGCAGAACCACAACATCGGGGCGATGGCGGCGACGTGCGTTGTTTCGCGCGCCACCATCTGCGCCGAGACGTTCCCCACAGCGGCGACGAGTTGCACGCTGCAGCTGTTCAAGATGACGGGGGTGACGGCGCTGGCCTTGACGGCGGCGGTGGACGTCAACGCCAAGACGGCTGACACGCCGATTCAGGTGGCGGTGACCGGCACGCTGACCGATGCCCAGCGCACGCTGCTCCCCGGGGACAGTCTCCGGGTGGCCATCGTGACGGTCGGCGCGGTGTCGGTGCAGCCGGACGATCTGCTCATCGTGGTCGAACTGCTCGTGCAGGACTAGGACGTGTCGGTCCTGGTGAACGCACTGGGGCGCCCTGAGCCGTCGCCGGAGGTCCAGCGGCGGCTTCGGGCGGTCCACCCGAACCTGTTCCTGCGCTTCATCGACCATCTCGGGACGCACTGGGCGATCTGCTGGCAGTGGCCGGAGAACGACCGGCGCTGGGAGACGGTGCAGAGTGGGGAGGTCGATCCCGCCCGCGCGCACGACATCGTCGGTTACCTGCCGATGGACTGCTCCGTGGACGAGGCGCCCGCGCACCTGCACCGCGTCATGCGGACGTTCCCGAAGGAGGAAGTGGCGGCGCTGGCGGATCGCATCCTCCGGTTCAACGAGACGGAGGCGCTGAACGAGCAGGTCAACGCGGTGCTGCAGGAGCTGACGGACAGCCCGGACCCCACGGGGCTGACGAAGGTGCGGCGGGGTCGCAAGGTCAAGGTTTCCCCCGCCATCTAGCGTTCCCCCTCTGAGGCGCCCATGCCCGCTGTGACCCGTGCCCAACTGATAAGCGACACGCGGGAATACATGGACGCCGTCCAGTCTACCCGCTGGTCCGACAGTTTCATCCAGACGGTGCTGAACGCCGTCTATGACGCCGAGTGGTCGAACATCCTGAACGCTGCGCCGTACTACCGGTTCGCGCAGCGGAACGTGACCACGGACGCCAACGGGCAGGTCGCGCTCACCGCGCTGGACAGCGGGGGCGGCGACAGCCAGCAACTGCTCTACCGCGTGATGTCCGTCTCGGACGGGAACATCCTGTACACCGAGACGCGGTTCCAGGACGTGCCGCTGGCCACCACCACGAACTACCTGCCCGTCTACGACCGGCTGTACTACCTCACCGGGACGTACCTGCAGGCGCTGCCGGTGGCGTTTGGCGTGGGGCTGTACATCGGCATCAACTACAAGCCCACCGCGCTCTCCGACCTCGCCTCGGACGCCTCGGTGCTGGACTGGCCGCCGAACTCGCACCTGGTCCTCGTCTACCAAGGCGCGTACCAGCTGCTGCTCAAGGGCGGGGCGGAAGCGCAGTCGGCCAGCTACCTCAAGAAGCTGGCGGAGGAGGAGCGGGCGACGATGCTGGACGACCTGCGCCGGCAGACGATCAACCCGACGCGGCTGGCGTACCCGGACCAGAAGTGGGACTGGAGCGGCGGCTGATGGCGAACGAGCCTGGCGGCACACGGTTGGCCGACATGCAGCCCCGCTTCGACGGCGGGGTCAATCCTATTTCGGACGACGCCGTGCTGGCCGAGAACCAGATGCGGCGGGCGATCAACGCGCGCCTGACCGACTACGGCGCGGCCACGAAGCGCGGGGGCACCCGGCGCACGTCCACCGCCGTGCTGTCGGCCCACGCCATCGCCAACGGCTATACCTGGCGCCGGGACAGCGGCAGCGTGGACATCTTGGTCGTGGGCAACGGCGTGCTGTACACGACGACCTTCGGCGCCTTCCCGTGGACGTATACGGCCCGCACGGGGGCGCTTTCGACCACTGTCACGCCGACGTTTGCCAAGTTCATCGACGGGGCGGGCGCGGATGTCATCTACATCGGGGACGGCGGGCTGCTCAACAAGTGGAACGGCACCACGTTGACGGTGGACATCGCTGGGACTATCGGCGCGACGATGCTGGCGGTCCACAACCAGCGCCTGTACTCCTGCGGCTGCAGCGCGGCCCCGGACTCGATCTTCTACTCGGCGCTGAACAACGGGGACACGCTGGGCAACGGCGCGCTGGATGGCGGGCAGATCGTCGTGCGGACGTTTGGCGACGAGAACGTGGTCGGGCTGGCGTCAATCAACACCTCGCTCCTCATCTTCCACCGGCGTGGCATCTCGCGCCTGACGGGGTTTGGGCAGGATGACATCACCGTGGCACCGCAGGCCGTCTCGGCGGACGTGGGGCTCATCGCGCCCAAGAGCATCGTGGCGAACGACAACGTGGCGTACTTCGTCTCGGAGCGCGGCCTCTATCGCTGCAACGAGGCGGAGGTCGCGGCGGTAGGCACGGCCCAGACGCCGGACCCGCTGCTCCCGATCGTCCGCTCGCTCTCGGCCGCGCAGTTCGACTTGGTGCGGTCGGTGTTCAACCGGGGCACGAAGGAGCTGTGGGTCACGATGCCCGGCTTCGGCTGCTACGTCTACCACACGGTGCTGCAGGCGTGGGCGGGTCCGTGGGACACGGGCTTCGTGGACCCGGACGCCACGACGCTGTTCGAGACGCTGAACACGGCGGGGCTGCCGGTCATCTTGAAGGGTGACGCGAGCGGCTGGGTGTCGCTGTGCGATGCGCCGGACGTGTTCCGCGACAACGTGGCGGCGGCCGGCACGGGGGGCGAGCGGTACGCCATGAGCGTGCAGGCCCACCGGCTCTACTTCGGGGACGAGGCGCTGGCCAAGTCGCTGCGGTGGGCGTACCTGACGGCGCAGCTCAAGGGGTCGGACCAGACCCGCGTGGAGTGGAACACGGGCGACAGCTTCGGTTCGTTCACGCTGCCACCGTCCACGGACGAGTCGTGGGGCGGTGCGGGGACGGTCTGGGGGACGGGGACGTGGGGCGGGGCGGGGAGCCAGAACTACCGCATCCCGCTGGGTGGCACGGGGTACTACGTCGATTTCAGCATCATCGACTCGGGCGATGCCTTGCCGGTGTTCAGCCGGTTGCAGTCCGAGGCGTTTTCCTTGGGACGGAGGTAGGACATGCCGACGACGATTGGCCAGCACACGGTGGCCACGTTCACCAGCCCGGTCAACGGCACCACGCCGATTGACGCCAACACGGTGCGCGGGAACGACAACACCATCCGCACCAGCTACAACAACCACGACAGCGACCCGGGCATCCACGTCCAGTCCTCCACGCTGGCCTCGCGCCCGGTGGCGGGCACGGCAGGGCGCAAGTGGATCACGGAGGACTCGGGCGTTTACACGCTGTGGGTTGACGACGGCACCAACTGGCATCCGGTGTCCGGCGAAGCGGTGGCGTTGAGCGTCTACGCCACGCAAACGCTGGTCAGGGGCGATGTGGTGAAGGTGACGGGCTGGAACAACGGGCAGGATCTGCCCGAGGTCGCCAAGGTGTCGAGCGCCACGGACGTGGCCTTTGCCGTGATGACGGCGGCGACGGCGTCCGGGGCGATGGGGTACGCGACGAACACGGGCATCCTGCAGGACGTGGCCACCAATGCGTTCAGCGTGGGCGACATCCTGTACCCGAACACGTCGGGGTCCTTCACGGCGACCAAGCCGACCAGCGGCAACTACCAGCCGTGCGGGTTCGTGCTGCGCTCCAACGTCAACAACGGCGTCCTCTACGTCGAGTTCAGCGCGCCGCGCATCGTGGAGCGGTCGGACAACACGGCGTCCACGGTGGTGCTGCGCGATGCCAGCGGAAATTTCTCGGCCGGCACGATCACGGCCACGCTGTCGGGCAGCATCACGGGGAACGCGGCCACGGCCACGGCGCTCCAGACGGCGCGGAATATCAACGGGGTGTCCTTCAACGGGACCGCTGACATCACCGTGACGGCTGCCGCCGGGACGCTGACGGGCACGACCCTCGCCAGCAACGTGGTGTCGTCGTCGCTCACGTCGGTGGGGACGCTTGCCAACCTGACGGTCACGAACACGATCACCGGCAGCGTCAGCGGCAGCAGCGGCAGCACGACGGGCAACGCCGCAACGGCGACCGCCTTGCAGACGGCGCGCACCATCAACGGTGTCAGCTTCAACGGCACGGCGGACATCACGGTCACGGCGGCAGCGGGCACGCTGTCGGGCAACACGCTGGCGTCTGGCGTCACGGCGTCCAGCCTCACCAGCGTCGGCACGCTGTCGAGCCTGACGGTGAGCGGGAACGGCGTGTTCGGTCCGGAAAACGGGCGATCCGTTGATACGAGCTACATCCGTGTGTTTGGCGGTACGATTGCCACGGGTGGCGCCAACCTGTTGGTGTTTGGCAACAGCCATGCGTCGGCTCCGGGGCGCGCTGTCTTGGCTGCTACTGGTACGGGATACGCAGAGCTTTCCACGTTTGCCGGTTCTGCTCGCCTCGACGCCTCCGGCAATTTCTCCGTAGACACCAACACGCTGTTCGTGGACGCAGCGAACAACCGCGTGGGCGTGGGGACGGCAACGCCGACAAGCACGTTGGAAGTCGCAGGTGGAGCTGCGCGTATAAGCGGTAACGAGTCTAGCGTTAGCTTGTTTCTTCAGACAGCGATTCGTCACACTGGCAGCGGTGGCTGGTTTTTGGACGCCAACACTGGCGGCGTTGCGAACTCTATTACGATTCGCAACGGCAGCGGGTTTGCAACGATGGCGGAGTTTAGTGCCTCCGGCAACCTCGGCCTCGGGGTGACGCCGAGTGGATGGGACAGCGGCAAAGCATTTGAGATCGGGGTTGCTGGCAATGCTATGTGGAGCAGTGCTGGCTCGTTAAATCTTACGCAAAACGCAGCGTTTGCGTCGGCCGCGTACCGTTATCTCGCAAACGCAACCGCTGCACGATACCACCTGAACGGCAACGTCCACGAATGGTACACCGCCGCATCGGGCACCGCTGGCAACGCGATCTCGTTCACGCAGGCGCTCACTTTAGATGCGTCTGGGAATTTGCTGGTTGGCCTTACGACCGGATCGTACAGACTAATGTGTGTGGTTGCTTCTGGCGCCGACCGCGATGTCTTTCAGGCAGGAATTACCGGAGCATCGAACGGTCTGTCGGTCAAGTGGAACCACAGTACCACCAAAACGCATGTAAGCATTGCCGACATTCCTACGTCATCCGCCGGACTTCCTGCCGGAACGCTATACAGCGACGGCGGCACCATCAAGATCGCCTAACATGACCAGCGAACTCGCGCACGAACTTTTCGAGTACCGTGACGGTCGCCTGTACCACAAGGTGAACCGTCGTGGACTCAAGGCTGGCGAACCGGCTGGGGCTATCAACGGCACCGGCTACCGGCGCATGGGCGTGAACGGCAAGTACTACACCGAACACGCGCTGGTCTTTCTCATGCACCACGGATACGTCCCGTCAGAGATCGACCATATCAACGGCGACCGCGCGGACAATCGCATCGAAAATCTGCGGGCCGTGACGCGCAGCCAGAACCAGTACAACAAGGCCAAGTGCCGCAACAATACGTCAGGGCATCGCGGCGTATCGTGGCACAAGAAGTCGAAGGCGTGGATCGTACGCATTAGCGTAGACGGGAAGAACCGGATGGTGGGCTACTTCAAAAACTTGGAGCAGGCAGCAGCGGCAGCGCAAGCGGCACGGCTGGCGCAGTACGGCACCTACTCGTTCGACGCTCGACAGAGCGTGGGAGCATAACATGGCAACCCTGATCACCATCTCGACCGCCAGCATCAACTACACGAGCGGCACCACCGACTGCGCGTGCAGCGTGGCGGTGGACGTGCCCACCATCGGCACGACCTACGTCGGGCGCAGCGTCTCGCTCGCGTCGGACGACCTCGGCCCCGACTGGACCGACGCCGACCTGTGCGCCGCCGTCGCCGCGAAGCTGGACGTGGACGTGGCGGA